ATTGGAAGTCATGTTTATAGTCATTGGAAAGCAAATCATGATGTAACTGGTATTGACCGTCCTGATGATGTTGAAGATTTTGAAGGTGGAGACTATGATCTTGTAATTCATCTTGCTGCACACGCAGACATTAGAGACAGTATTGAGGATCCTAATAAGTATTATACAAATAATGTACTCAAGACGAAGAAGTTGTTTGATTGGTGTAGAGAAACGAACACCAGACTTCTTTACGCTTCTTCTAGTGCAGTAGAAGGTGCGTACTGGGAAAATCCATATGCTATGACGAAGTGGATCAATGAGCAGATGGCACCACCTAACTCAGTTGGAATGAGATTCACAACAGTTTTTGGTCCAGGAAGTCGTAGAAATATGATGCATCGTATGCTTCAGGACAAGACTGCAAAGTATGTTACTAACCACAAACGAGACTGGATTCATGTTAAGGATGTGTGTAGTGCCATCGAGTGTCTTGCATATTCTGACTTTACTGGACCAATCTCTGTTGGTAGTGGAGACTTGACTTCTGTGCGTGAACTTGCAGAAGCGATGGGTATGGGACATCTTCCAGTCAAAGAGGATACGCCAGGAGAGCGTCAGGAAAATCTTGCAGACATTACAGAGTTGCGTAAATTGGGATGGTTCCCTACAATAAATATCTTACATTCAGTACAGGGAGATGGGAACGACACCGAATTGGCAGCACCATTCGAAGAAATGCCAGAAGAGGCGCTTGCGCCCCCAGGCTTTGAGATCTCGCCGCCAGGCATTGAACCACTTTAAAAAGTGTCACAGGACCTCGCCCAAGCGGCGGGGTTCTTTTGTATAATACGCTCATACGCAACAAAGCAATGTCTGTCAATCACGAGATCAAGTCCCAACTTGCAAAACTGCTTGCGACTGAAGATCTGGTTGTGGAGAACAAGCAGGTTGAGACTGCTTGCTTCAATGTGCATACTCGTGTGTTGACTCTTCCAACTTGGGAGCGTGCAACTTCGGTTGTTCATGACCTTCTGGTTGGTCATGAAGTTGGTCATGCACTCTTTACTCCAGATAGTGATTGGTTCAAGGAACGAAAGATTCCACCACAGTTTGTCAATGTTGTTGAAGATGCTCGCATTGAGAAACTGATGAAACGCAAGTATCCTGGTCTTGCTAAGACCTTCTACAAAGGATACTCTGAATTGTCTGAAGAAGATTTCTTCAAGATTGAGGATGAAGATATCTCTACTTTCAATTTGGCAGACAAAGCAAATCTATATTTCAAGATTGGTAACTTCATTGATCTTGAATTTGATGCTGAGGAGTCTGTTCTTGTCAAAAGAATTGCAGATTCAGAAACATTCGAAGAAGTTCTTGATATTGCTGAGGATCTCTACGCTTTCTGCAAGAAGAAGCAGGAAGAAGAGTCTAAGGTGAAGTTTGACAATCATGAGCAGACTTCTGGTCAGAGTCAGCAAGACGGTCAAGGTGATCAACAATTTGATCTTCCTCAGGGTGGAATGGACAGTGAACCTGAGTCTGAAGATGAGAATCAGACTAAATCATCTTCTCAGCAGACTGAAACTGAAGGATTCGATGGCGAAGAACCTGTGCAGCAACCTGATAATTCTCCTGGGGAAACCTTCGATCCAGATGTGAAGACCATGAGTTCTCTTGAGGAGGGTCTTCGTGATCTTGCAACTAATTATGGACCTGAAAATGTCTATGCAGAATTGCCTGCATTGGATCTTAAGAAAGTAATCGTTTCTAATGAAGAAATTCATCAGCGTTGTGCTGATGAGTGGATGAGTACAGATTCTTCTGCATTTGAAGAAGTTGATCCAGAGTTCAAGGAGTTCAAACGCAATGCTCAGAAAGAAGTCAACTATCTGGTGAAGGAGTTTGAATGTCGTAAGTCTGCTAGTGCATACGCTCGTGCTACGACTGCTCGCACTGGTGTGCTTGATTGTACCAAACTGCATACTTATAAGTACAATGAAGATCTGTTTAGGAAAGTAACCACATTTTCTAACGGCAAGAATCATGGTCTTGTGTTTGTTCTTGATTGGTCAGGATCCATGTGTGATGTCATGACTGATACAGTCAAGCAACTGTTCAATCTGATTTGGTTCTGTAAGAAGGTCAGTATTCCATTCGATGTATATGCATTTACCTGTGATTATCCTCGAATGGATGCAAATGGACATATGAATCTCTCATATGAGAAGAAGCATGGGTTGGTTCAAGTTCGAGAGTATTTCTCAATGATGAACATCCTTACCAGTTCAACCAAAGGAAAGGTTCTGGAAGAACAAATGCTGAACATCTATCGTCTTGCTAAATTCTTCTCTGGACCTTACAGGTGTCTGTATAACTGTCCTGTTGGAATGTCACTTTCGGGAACTCCTCTGAATGAAGCATTGATCTCTCTCCATCAAATCATTCCTCAATTCAAGAATACTCACAGGGTTGAGAAAGTTCAGTGTGTGATTCTGAGTGATGGTGAAGCACCTCCACTCAAGTATCATAAATTGTTCGATAACTCTCGCTTTGATGAACCATACATTGGTGTGAATAGTCTCAACCACAATTCTTTCATTCGAGACAGAAAAACTGGTAACACCTATTCTTTGGATGTTGACTGGTATGAGCATGTCAATATCATGCTACGCATTCTTCGCGACCGTATGCCAAGTGTTAACTTCGTTGGTATTCGTGTTCTTGCTCCTCGTGATGCCTCTGGATTCATGAGAATGTACTTCAAGACAGAAAATGATTATCAAAAAATCCACAAGTATTGGAGGAAGAACAAGTCATTCTCTATCATAAACTCTGGATATCATAGGTACTTTGGTATCTCTGCATCTGCCATGAGTCAAGATTCTGAGTTTGAAGTTAAGGATGATGCAACCAAGTCTCAGATTAAAAGTGCATTCACAAAGAGTCTGCGTAATAAAAAAATGAACAAGAAGGTTCTGAGTGAGTTTATTGAACTTATTGCTTGATAAATAACTAAGAAAGTAATTATTAAAACCATGTCAAGATTCGGAGAACTTCTTGGTAAAGGTGCTCCTGAAGCAGCACCTGCTCCAGCACCAAAACCTGCTCCTAAGGCAGCACCAAAAGCAAAGGCACCCGTAAAGGAAGTCAAGTTATCTGAAGACTGATAGGACACTTTGAAAAGTGTCACAGGGGGCACCGATAGGGTGCCCTTTTTTGTGTATAATAACTTCAGTTGAAACAACCAAACCACATCATGACATTCTCCACCTCTGAAATCTGCTCTGCATTGCAAAGCACTTATGGGGAATCTGTGACTGCTGCCGACATTCGTGCCTGGTGCGCGATGAACGGTGCCAACTATCAGACAGTAACCAATAAGATTGCTAACTACAAGACTGGTCGTGGTAAATGGAACTTTGAAGTAACTCAACAGTCTGTTGATACCATCGAACGCACTTACAACGCTCCTGCAGCGATGCCTGCTATTGAACAAAACCTTATCCCTGAAAAAGATGATACCTTCGTCAACTTTGGTAATTTCAAAGATCTCAAAAAAATTATTCAGTCCCGTCTATTCTATCCTTCGTTCATCACGGGTCTCTCTGGTAACGGAAAGACTTTCGCAGTTGAACAAGCATGTGCTCAATTGGGTCGGGAACTTATCCGTGTAAACATTACTATTGAAACAGATGAAGATGATCTCATTGGTGGATTCCGTCTCGTCAATGGTGAAACCGTTTGGCACAATGGTCCAGTCATCGAAGCCTTGGAGCGCGGTGCGGTTCTACTGCTTGACGAGATTGACCTGGCTTCCAACAAGATTCTTTGCCTTCAATCAGTACTCGAAGGGAAAGGAGTCTTCCTGAAGAAGATTGGTAAGTTCATTCAACCTTCTGAAGGATTCAATGTCATTGCCACTGCCAACACTAAAGGCAAGGGTTCTGACGATGGACGCTTCATCGGCACTAATGTCTTGAATGAAGCGTTCCTGGAGCGTTTTCCTGTGACCTTTGAGCAAGAGTATCCAACTCCTGCACAGGAAATGAAGATCATCCACAATGTCGCCATGACTGTAAATGTGAATGATGAAAATTTCTGCAAGCGCCTTTGTGACTGGGCAGACATCATCCGCAAGACTTTCTATGATGGTGGTATTGAAGAGATTATCTCTACTCGTCGCCTGGTTCATATTATCCGTGCATACAGCATCTTTGGTAACAAAGGTAAGGCAATCGATGTTTGTACTGCTCGTTTTGATGATGAAACTAAAACTGCATTCATGGAACTTTATGACAAAGTTGATGCTGACTTCGTAATGCCTTCTGAAGATAGCGTTGACACAAACACTGCTGAATGATATAATGACTAATGCTTGGGCACTATTGTATGATGAACTTATGACTGAACAATCTTCACATTATTACGAATATGATCGCAATGATCCCAATCGTGAGGATCCATTTGAGGGCAATGAGATTAATTTGAATCTTGATGCTCTTGCAAGAAATGGATTCTGGCAGTACGAAGAAGATCTCACACTTAAAGAAATTCGTGAGTATCTTTCCAGTACATACAACGCCCACTATACATCCAAACAATCCAAGACTCAAACTCTTGACCTTATCGAGAGCATTGGTGATGCAGAACCATTCTGTCGATCTAATGCAATCAAATACTTGTCTCGCTTTGGCAAGAAAAACGGTAAGTCAAAGCAAGATATCTTGAAGGCAATTCACTATTGCATTCTCCTGTACCACTTTGCTGGTCTTCATAATGAAACTAAGGGAACCTATGAAACTTTCTGAAAAAACTGTCAACCTGCTCAAGAACTTTGCTGGTATCAACCAGTCCATCCTTTTCAAGAAGGGCAACAAACTTCGCACAATGTCTGTGATGAAGAACATCCTTGCAGAGGCAGAGGTTGAAGAAGAGTTTCCGAAAGATTTTGCTATCTACGATCTCGTTCAGTTCCTCAATGGTGTCTCACTCTATGCTAATCCTCAGATTGAGTTCACTACTGACTCTAACCTGACGATTCGCGAGGGCAAAGATCGCAAGACCAAATACTTCTTCGCTGATCCTAGTGTTGTTGTTGCACCTCCAGAGAAGTCTATCGCTCTGCCAACAGAAGATGTTTGCTTCAGTCTTGACAGCGATCAACTTGCTTCTCTGATGAAAGCATCTGCTGTATATCAACTGCCTGATCTGTGTGCTGTTGGTGAAGCAGGTGTAGTCAAACTGGTTGTTCGCGACAAGAAGAACGATACTTCTAATGAGTATTCAATCAATGTCGGAACCACTGATGCTGAATTCTCACTCAACTTCAAGGTTGAGAACATCAAGATTCTTCCTGGAACCTATGAAGTTGTTATCTCGGAAAAACTCCTCTCGCGATTTGTCAATACTAACTACAACCTCACTTACTTTATCGCCCTCGAACCCGACTCCACATTCGGTTGATGTTTACATGAGGATTGTAGGCAGCATTGGAGTCATTGTTGCCTACTTCATAATCCTTCATGTGAATGTACTTGCGGGAGTCATTATAAACTTGATTGCTGATTCTATTTCAATTCCTTACTTTGTTCGTACAAAGTCTTGGGATGTGGTTATGATGTTATCATTCCTACTTGCTATCAGTATTAGTAAACTTGCATCATGAACATCTTCGCATCCGACCCTTCGCCATATCTTTCGGCAAAGGTTCTCCCTGACAAGCACATTGTCAAAATGCCTCTAGAGTGCTGTCAAATGCTCTCTATCATTTTCTCTAAGTGGTATTATGATTGGGCACCACTTCCTAAAAAGGATGGTGGATATTATGCAACCACAAAGGGAGCATTCCGCAATCACCCTTCCACTAAATGGGCGGGAGAGAATCACTACAACACTGCTTGGTTGATTCAACACGGATGTGCATTGGCAAGTGAGTATCGAGTACGATATGGTAAAGTGCATTCTTGCACAAAAACTCTATTTGAAGCAAAAAGAATATTTCATCGCAAAGCAGACAAATCAATTGTATGCTATTCTATGGCGACGAACTTTTCTCGCGCTATGCCAGATGAGTTCAAATATGATGATAGCATTGATACCTTTACTGCATATAAAAGGTACATTGCTTCCAAACCTTGGGTCAAGGATAATTATCTTCGTAAACCTGAGCGTAAACCTAGTTGGATCTAACGATGAAACATATCCTTTTTACATTAAAAGGTTGCCCATTTGAACTCCTTGATGATAAAGAGTTTATTAGAATGCTTTTGTACAGAGCGACAAAGGAATGTAAGTCTACTCTTTTAAATCTTGCAGTTCATAAGTTTGATCCTCAAGGTGTGACTTCTATTGCTATGCTTGCTGAGAGTCACATTAGTATCCACACATGGCCTGAAAAGGGCATGGCAGTATGTGACGTGTTCACTTGTGGGGATACCGCTACACCAGAAAATGGTGTAGAATATATGAAGGAACAATTGAAGGCAACTGACATTGTTTCACATGAATTTGTTCGTCCTTTGGAATGATTATGAGTGATTTTATTTGGGTTGAGAAGTATCGTCCCAAAACTATTGAGGAATGCATCCTTCCTGAAGCAACCAAGAAAATGTTTCAGGACTTTCTAAATAGGGGTGAGATTCCAAATATGCTTCTGGCTGGTCCTCCTGGTATTGGTAAGACCACTGTTGCCAAAGCACTATGCAACGAACTGGGAGTTGATTGTTATGTCATCAATGGATCCGATGAAGGGCGGTTCTTGGATACCGTCCGAAACAATGCGAAGAACTTCGCTTCGACCGTTTCGCTTGCATCAACTGCAAAACACAAAGTCATCATCATTGATGAGGCAGACAACACATCCAACGATGTACAACTCTGCCTACGGGCATTTATTGAGGAGTTTGCTGGTAACTGCAGGTTCATCTTTACCTGCAACTACAAAAACAAAATCCTCGAACCCCTTCATTCCCGTTGTACCGTCGTTGAGTTCGGAATCAAAGGAAAGGAGCGACCAAAGATTGCCCACGGTTTCTTCACTCGACTTCAAGAAATCCTTGACGGGGAAGGAATTCAGTACGACACAAAAGTACTTGTCGAACTTATCAACAAGCACTTCCCTGACTGGCGTCGAGTCCTCAACGAGTGTCAACGATACTCCGTGGGTGGTACGATTGATTCGGGGATTCTTGCGTCGTTCTCGGATGTTGCGGTAAATGACCTTGTTAAGAACCTTAAGGAAAAGAACTTCCCTGAAGTTCGTAAGTGGATCGTTTCTAATCTGGACAATGATCCTAATGTACTTCTGCGTCGTACTTACGATGCTCTTTACGAAGTTTTGGACGGCCCTAGCATTGCTGCTGCTGTGCTCATTGTTGCTAAGTATCAGTATCAATCAGCATTTGTTGCCGACCAAGAGATTAACCTTTTGGCGGCGATGACAGAAATCATGGTGGAGTGTAATTTCAAATGAATGTAAAACTTATTCGTATCATTACTGGTGAAGAAGTGGTAGCAGAACTTGTAGAAGAGACTGCTGCATTTATCACCGTAAGGAATGGACTTGTATGCCTTCCTAGTGCTCAGAGTGTTGGATTTGCCCCTTGGGCAACTGTAATTGATAAACTTAATCCTGATATTACAGTATCAAAGACTCATGTTGTTTATATCGCTGAAGTTGACGCTACAGTGAAAAACAAGTATAGTGAAATGTTTGGTGGTATCACCACTCCTGATAAGAAACTTATTTTATGATCGTATCTGAAGAAGTTGCACAGTGGGCAGCAGATGAGTTTATAAACTACTTCTCTCACTTTAGTAATATTGAAGACTACTTGAGGTTTGTTAAGAAAGAGGTTATCTCTTCCTACTCATCTCTAGTGTCTCTTGAAGATGAGTTCTTCAATGAAGACATTCATCCTCAGGATATGGAATTTGACATCAAGTTCGTAGGCAATCGCTTTCAGAACTCTGTTCCACAGGAACACTATGTCAATCTTTTGAAAGCAGTTTCTTCTCTGAACAACGAAGCAAATATTCCTGGGCGTGAACTGAGATGGATGGTGTATGAAAAGAACACCAAGAAAGTTGTAGGGTTTATTCGATTTGGTTCTCCAATCATCAACTCTAAACCTAGAAACCTTTGGTTGGGTAAGGCACCTGATCTGACTATATTCAATCGTCACTCTGCGATGGGATTCGTAATCGTTCCATCACAACCGTTTGGATACAACTATTTGGGTGGCAAGTTGCTTGCGCTCTTGTGCTGCTCTCACTTCGCCCGTGAGACAGTCAATGATGTATTTGAGAAAGATATTGGTCTCTTTGAGACAACCTCTCTCTATGGGTCTGCTACCACTTGCTCACAGTATGATGGTCTCAAACCATTCATGAGATTCAGAGGACTCACTGAAAGTAAGTTCCTTCCACTCATGCATGACAAGCAGTTTCATAAACTTCACAATGAGTTTACGAGACTGAATAATAATACACCTTTGACTGACAACAAAGCATCTTCCAAGAAGATGAAGCGTCAAACAAAGATGATCTCCATCATCAAGAACTCTCTTCAAGATCCAGATAAGTTAAGTCAGTTCAATGATGTTATATCTACTGCTTTTAATCTGACGCAGAAAAAAAGATTCTATATGACTGACTACGGATACTTAAATGTCCGTGAGGTCATTCTTGGCGAACAGGACACTCTGCTTCCTGGTCCAAACTATGACAAGTTTTATCTTGATAACATCATTGCTTGGTGGAAGAAGAAAGCAACCAAACGCTACGAAAAACTAAAGGCAGAGGGACGGTTTAGAACCAAGGTAGAACTCTGGACAGAAACTGACGACATTCAAATTATACGATGACATACGAATTGAAAGATTGGTTGAACTCAATCAACATGACAAAGAAGAATCTGATTGATGAAGATCCTTCTGAGAAATTTCCTGCATACATTGTGAACAGATGTATGTCTGGTCATCTTGATACAGTTCTGTTCGCGAATGAAATGAACAAGAACTCTCATCTCGATCCAAAACTCCAATATTCATTTTTGCTAAATAGTGTGAGGAAAAGGAAGAGATTTTCTCCCTGGCTCCGAAAAGATGAAATCAGAGATTTGGATTATGTGAAGCGTTATTATGGATATAGTAACGAAAAAGCAAAACAGGCTCTGAGCATCTTAACCAAAGAACAATTGTCATTTATTAAATCTAAATTTGAGACTGGAGGAAAAAGATGATTAGTGAAC